AACAAGTTATAGAATATTGGAACAAAAAGAATTGGTTAACAACAAAAGGAGAAAAGGTTGCATCAATCGCCACTATCGTGAATGTTGCAAACAGTTTCCTTACTGAGAAAAAGCGTAAAGAAGGTCTTTTGCCAGCTATTGAAGCAACAAAACTCAGAAACTACAAAAATGAATGGCTCCAACAGAAAAGTCCGTATTATGACCAATTAGAGACGCCTCAATGGAAGTCATACAGAGAATTTATATTCACCGTAAGAGGTAGAAAATGTGAAATTTGCGGCAAAGAGAAAAAGTTAAATATACACCATGTAAAATACATCAGCAATAGATTTGCATGGGAATATCTACCTTCTGATGTTCTTGTTGTCTGTGAAAGCTGCCATAGGAACATACATAAGATACCTCATTATTAACCGATTGTAAACATTTCAAAGAACGAAATTATGGAAAATCCATTTAAATCAGCAAGTCACATTGAACAAGAACCGAAACAGAACTTGTCAGACCTTCAATTTGTCGCTTCTCTACAACATCAGATTGACGAGCTTCAATCGCTTATTAACAACGATGTGCTAAATGTACTTCGTCAAGACTGCTACCGTGAACACATTAAAGTCAATACAATAAGCAATCACGATATTGTAGACTCTTTTATAAAATTTATACACTTAAAACACCCTTCTATAATCGGTGAATTTATTATAGAGTATCAGAAGCTCTGACTTTTAATCAGTGGAGCTATAATATTCTCCATGACCCATTTTATGATTAACAAGATTAGAATACTCTATAATAACAAAGATATATTTTTTAGGGGTCTCGTATATAAATGCGTTGACAATCGTTTTTAGTCAGATTCTTCTTGAACTAATGCTTCTAAAATTATAGGTGTATAAATTGCGCCATCATATTTTCTTGCTTCTTCACAAGCGGCAATAGCCTCTTCTTTTGTGTCGAACTTGGCTATATTCCATTCTTGTTGTTCGCAATTTCTAAAGGCGAATGGGACAATCTTTCCATATACATCCACATCCCTTACAAGGAAGAATGGACGATTAGTTGACGCTGCTTTAATAATATACTTTATTTCCATATTATAATGTTGCTTTTAAGGGGTTAGTTATTTAGTTTTGTTTATTTTATCATTGTACATTTTATATACATTGTAGACATGATTCTCGTATTTCCCCAATTCGTTGAATAGTTCCATAAATCCAGAAAAATCAGGTTTATTCAAGAAATTAACATCAGCATCATTTATCATTTGTGCAACGACATTAGAAAACATTTCTATGTTTAAGTCTTTGCATCCCAAATTTACCAATCTCAAATGCCTTAAAGTACAAAGCTTTACAAATGGGAACGCTTTATCCCATTCTTTATTATTTAATAATGGAACTAATATGGATGTTTCTTCTGTTATAAAATTTCTGTCTATTTCATTATTTAATATAGTAGATTGCTTTTTTATCTCTTCGCTTGCAATCTCTTTAATCTTATCGTGTATTCTATCAATCTTTTGCTCAGTTGATGATAGGTCCTTTTCAAGTCTTAAAATATCATCCTTAGAACGCTCTAATAACCTTTGATTTGATTCATCTATTTCTCTTTTCAATGTAAAAGACTGATATATTTGCACAGCAACAAATACAGCAACAACAAGCGATGCAGTTGCAATTATCGCACCCATATAGTCAAATGAAAGGTTTGTTCTTGGCTTACATATAGCAAGTACAATAGCACATGCTATAATTGATACAATTCCGCAACAAAAAGAAAGCGTCTTTATCCAACCGAATTTCGGAGTTGAGAGACATTCCAATTTTACTGTGCCATTATATAGTTCTTTTTCTGATTCGGAAGAAGAATATGTTTTATTAGTATGTACCTCAATTTTCATGCTACTGTCTATTTTATATTTGAGTTCCAACTATCAGCAACTTGTTTATAGTCGCTATCTCTTTTAAGACCTCACCACTCTCCTTAGTCGCATCACTTATTGTTTTCAGAATGGTTTGATGCCTTTCGTATAGACTTTCCAACTTATCAAGCAACCGTACCTTATCGTCGTGCGATAATCCGTTCCTTATTTCTTTGTTATTTGCGATAATATCACTCAACTTGTTTTCTTCGCCAGTTATAAGGTAATCCCTACTCAGTCCATACAACTCACATATCTTCTCTACAAGCGGTAATGGGTTACGCTTACCGCTTGTAATTTCAGAAATTACCGATTGTGTGAAACCAGTCATCTTTGATAATTCAAGTTGCGTTACCTTCTTATCCTTTAAAAAGGATTTGATACGCATGCCAACTTCATTTCTGTTCATATATGGTAAATATTTGTTAAATATCTCACTATGTTATCGAGTTTTGCGATATTTGCCATATATTTGCATCGTAAAACAAACAAATAAGGCATGGGATGCGGATATAATTCGCACCTTATCGCAACTGAACACTGCAAATATAGCAAAAATTCGCAAACCATGCCTTTTTATTGTGATAATAAAATCAAATAAAGATATGAAAGTTACAGTAGAAGACATTCTAAAAATCAGACCGGGAAAGACAAGGACATTCATCTTGAGCAATCCAAGAGAATGCCATTCGGCAGTTTCATTGGTTTGCTACGTAAAGAAAACAAGGAAACCTGCTGATATATCTAATTACTCGACTACCACAGATTGGGAGTCTAATTCTATTTCGATTACTGCAATAGGGAACTAGGGTATATAAAGAATAAATGAATAGTAGCTTATGACGCGTAACGAAGTAAAAATATTAGCTGAGGAGATATACAAGTTGATGAAAAAGGACATCAAGACTATTGTATCACAAGTTGTCACAGAAGAAGCAGATGAATGGCTTACTCCAGAACAGGTAGCCCGAATGTTAAGCATGTCAATAAGCTATGTAATGCACAGCGATATTCCATATACAAAAGTAGGATGTCGAAGAAGGTATAGAAAATCAGATATAGTAAAAATGCTTGAACGATAAATGTATATCTGAGAAGGTTTCGGGACAGGACGGGAAAGGTATTTACCTTATTATGTAGCAAAAAAGTCGGTTCAACTCCGACCGAAACTTCAAATTAGTAGTTCTTTGAAATATTTATTTATACAATAGAAATAATGTATGGGTAAAACCGTACAATTATTATATATGATTTCTGCGCAGGCACAGAAGCGAAGCCAGTGATGGTAGATAGTGGTGGGTGCAAGTGGAACGGAATTGACACCGATAGCAACCGAAGATAAGACGATAACGGTCGAATGGTTGTAAATGTCTGATGGTGGTAAAGCCACGAAGTTGAAATGAAATTTACTTTCAGCACGCCAATTTGTCTTTAGCGTAGAAGTATGCTTGGTTAGGCACAAGTATCGCTGAAAGGTCTAATATATCCCCTCCCGTAAGATTCGGGGTAACAACCGGTTTAAGCCGTTGAGGGGAACAAAATTATAATTCTGAGCATAGATATGGAATATCCCTTAATACCATTTAATGAAATTGACAATAAATATGTACCAAATCCTCGTTCTATAATCCAAGTGGCGATCAGTGACTGCCTTGCAAAAGGCATAAATACAGAACGGGATATAGCGATTCATGTATGCCATAGCCTGTACAACTTTATGACATACACGGATTGCTTTGTAACGTCAGTAAATAGAGACGACTTATTGGAGTTTAAGCAGCTTGGCAACGAGATAGATTAGTAGTACTGCGATAGCAGTTACTGCTTCAAAGAATCTATGTATTCTTATTATGCGTTCTTGGTATCTTATCTCCTTTTCGTATTCCATCTGTTTCTTTTGAAGTCTTGCATTCTCCAAGGTTAGCCTCTCCATTTCCACCTTGTAATCTTTGCGTTTTCTGCGGCCTTCAAAGCCTCCGTCCTCCATAAATTCCATACCGGGCAGGGAAATTTCAAAGTAGGTCCAAGCGCCATTGGTTAAAGGTCCATGTATTTTCCCAAACATTAACAGCATTGAATTTACCTCTTTTAAATGATGGTAGTCTCTGCTTAATGATGTGTTATGAAAATATGCCCGTCCTTCTTCTTTGAGTGCAATGGAGAGTATCTCTTCCACTTTGGATTCAACTTCTTTATCCATATTTCTTAATTTTTGATTTGGCACCACAAAATTAAGAAAATCCCCTGACAATAACGTGATGTTGCCAATCGGATTGGCTCAGGGGAACGAACTTAATAATTAAATGACCTCATGAAACGATTTCTTAAAAAATGGCTCAAAAGACGGCTTATTAAGATTGCCATAGAAACAAAAAAACCCATCTCCACGCATCTCTTTGAGTGGATTTACAATTCACCGATATATACGTGGAGAGACAAACTTCTAATTGCTAGAATTGGCAATGATCTTTGGGAAGAATACTATTGTTGGCTTAACAGAGACAACACTTGAGGTATTGGCAAAGTTGTTTCAACCACATCACCGGATACCAAATGAATAAAAGTCATACGGCTCTTATGTTCAATGAAAGTTACATGATCAGGATTTATATAACAAGGGAAAGTCTTGCCCTCGATCAGTATAAATTTGTTCATAATACAAGAATTTTAAATGTGACACCGCAAAAGTAATAATAATTCGGGTACGTTCCTCTTTTCCATCAATAAAGTTTTAAATGTGACAGTTTATACTTCTATTTGGGAACGTACCTTTTTTTACATAATATAATGAAAACAGCCAATTTTATCATGTCTTTATTTGCCGCCTTATGTTCGTTAGGGATGATTTATGGTGCGATAGTTACGGAAAGTCCTGTAAAATGCGTATCTGTGATTATATTTTCCATTATCTTCCTGTTGTGCATAAGACTGGTAGTCCTGACATACAATGAACTGAAAGAGTGTGACTAATATTTTCTCTATCTATTTTTAAGTTAGTAATATTATCCGTTCATGCCGGTATGTGAATATAGGTATGAACATCCTCCGAAAGTAGCATTATGGAATGTATGTGGTAATTTAATAATAATCATATTCTTTATGTAGGTCTCATTACCCCACAAGAAGCAGGTTCGATTCCTGTCTTTCGGACAAATATTTAAACGTAGTTATTATGAAAAAAGGTGATAAAGTCCGTGAAATTGGCGATACGCTGATAGGCACGATTATTAAAATTAAAGATGGGCGTGCAGATGTCAAATTCTCTAAGTTAAAAGCTGTTTATTCACTCCCTTTGCAATTTTTGGAGAAAGTATGAGGTGTAAATTATCTATTAATTCAGAACTTGATAAGCTTTATTCAGAGCTTGACACGGTTCAGCAAATGAGTGAAGAAGCGGTAATGCTCACATTCAATGCTGACAGTAAGGCTGAATATATTGCACTTATCAATGAAGAAATTGATTCTCTTGAAAATGAGCTTGAAGAAGTGGAGATATATCATGGCAGGAAGCGGAACTTTGTAAGGACTGCGGACCTGCCTTTTTTGTGTTGGTAAATAATAATATAATTATGAAGGAACTTAATACAATTCAAAGTTTGCTTAAGGCTCCCAAAGATCAATATAATAAATTTGGGAATTATAAATATCGTAATTGCGAGGATATTTTGGAAGCAGTAAAACCATTGTTGTTTAGTCAGTCGTGCACACTTACTATTTCTGACGAAATTGTAATGATTGGTACACGATATTATGTAAGGGCAACCGCAACCATTAAGAATGCTAATGGTGAAACGGAAACGGCAACGGCATACGCACGTGAGGACGAGTCAAAGAAGGGAATGGATGCAAGCCAGATCACAGGAAGCACATCGTCTTATGCACGGAAGTACGCATTAAACGGGTTGTTTTGTATAGATGACACAAAAGATTCTGATTCTCTGAATAATGAATGTCAGTCAAATAATCAATTGGAAAAAGATAACAGAAAACTCCTGCCGAAAGAGAAGTTTAACGATGAGGACTTAATGAAATGGATTTATCAGAAACTTGAAAAAGCAAAATCTGAGAATAAACGTCTTTCGTTATCCAATCTTATAGAAAAGTACTATAAAGTTACGCAGAACGATATTACTGTCATTTCTGACAATTTTTATCAATATAAAGTTAATAATAATTTGCTATGAGTAATGATTTGAAGATAAACAATATTCCATCTACGAAGCAGGAACAGACGGAACTTGCCTGTATGTTTGTACAAAAAGTAATTGATGGTGATGTAAATCCGATAGATGCTGTCATACAGATGAAAAGCCTTAGTGAAACAATAAGCACTTTTTTGAAAGATTCGGATGTAAGGGAAGCTGTATTGAATGAAGTAGGGAAGTATGGAAAAGGTGAAATCCCTTCATTCCGTGGGGCGTTGATACAGGTGAAAGAAACAGGAGTGAAATATGACTTTACAGGATGTGGTGACCCGGTATGGGAAAGGTTAAATGAGGAAAAAAACGACATTGACATGAGACTCAAGGAACGTGAATCTTTTCTTCGTACTATAAAGGAACAAAAAACAGATATAGATGAAGAAACAGGCGAGATTATAACTTTGTACGCTCCTTCAAAAAGCTCTACAACATCCTATTCAATCACATTCAAAAAGAGATAATTATGTATCGTATCAGTGTTACTTCATTAGAAGCGTTCAGACGATTCAGGGATAAGCATTCAATATGGGACACAGAAGAAAGAGTGTTAAATACACTTTCAGGCAAGAAAGGACCAAACGCTTATGCAGCAATAGGATCTGTATTCCATAGTATTGTAGAAACAGGGAAGGCGATTTATGTTGGAGAAAACACATTTGAGCAGGAACAAGATGGATTTAGAGTGCTTATGAATGGGAAAGCTGTGGAAAATGCCCTTTATTACCGTAAACAATATCCGGATGCGGAACATGAAGTACATAAAGGTAAAGATTTTCATTGTGGATTGTTCCCTGTTCATGTGCACGGATATGCTGATGTCAAATATCGAAACGTGATACGAGACATTAAAACCAAATATTCGCAACCACACACAAGAGATTATACAGAATCGTGTCAATGGAGTTTTTATCTTGAATTGTTTGGTTGTGACACTTTCTATTTTGATCTATTTCATTTTAAAGGATATAAACGTTATATGGTTACGAACACAATAAATACGGATTTCGTAATATATAATCCGATAGAATGTTTGAGAGACAGTAAGATGGAAGAGAAGAATGCTCAAATAATAAAAGACTTTTGCAAATATATAGATGAAAAAAACTTATATCACTTGCTAAAAACAAAAGAGGATTTGTATAACATATAAACTATAAAATTATGATTTTAACAGGAAGTATCTGTCTCTCTGATATACCTCGTGAGCAGATGAAGAAAATTAAGTGTAAAGATGGAGTTGAAAGAATCTATGTGAATGTGGCTGTTATCGAGCGCAAAGAGAAATCTCAGTTCGGGCATACGCATTTCATCACTTGTTCTCCTAAAAAGGAGGAACGAGTAGAAGGAAGGAACTATATCTGCGGTGACCTCAAGGAGTTTGTACCTCAGAGTACATCACCTAGCCCAGAGGATATAAATAATGCTCCTAGCGTGTCGGATGATGATGACCAATTACCATTTTAGCCTATGAAAGAGAAAATTTGTTTCAAGTGTGGAATATTGAAGCCTTTATCAGAGTTTTACTCTCATCCACAAATGGGTGATGGTCATTTAAACAAGTGCAAAGAATGTACTAAAAAAGACGCATCTGAAAGATACTCTGAAAAATCAAAGGATGAATCTTGGTTGGAGAGAGAACGTGCAAGAGGACGGGAAAAGTTCAAAAGACTTGGTTATAAAGGTAGATTTAAAAGCCCAACGAAAATATGTATAGAAGAAAAGAGCATATCAATGAAACTTCGTTTAAGGGGCTATGATACAAAAGGGAAAGAAGCTCATCATTGGAATTACAACCTTCCTAATTCAGTGTTTCTTTTAAGCAGAAAGGCGCACAAATGTATTCATAAGTACATATCAGTGAACTATTCTGATAAATTTTGCTACACACTTGACGGAGTTATAATTGATACAATAGAGAAAGCAAAAAATCTTTTCAGACATTGGCTTGAAATTAATAACATTAACGAGGAGCTTAATCTTATAACAATCAAGCCAATCAATAAGAAAGTCAATAATTAGCCTATGAAATACGATGGCTCTAATCCTCTCCACGTCCAGCAGGCAAGAGCGAAGCTGGAGAAGTTGATAAAGGAACAGAAGGTGTTTGAATTGACGGAAAAGAAACCCCAAAGATCTTTAAATCAGAACAAATACCTTCATGTCTGCCTTGCTTATTTCGGTTGCCAAATCGGTGAGACGATGGAATATGTAAAGCGGAACTATTACAAGATTCTCTGCAACAAAGACACTTTCGTCCGTGAGAGAGAAGACAAGTTTCTTGGGAGAATAAAATACTTAAGAAGTTCGTCTGACCTTGATAGTACAGAGTTTAGCCTTACCATTGAAAGGTTTCGGAACTTCGCGAGTGCCCAATGTGGCATATATATCCCATCTCCAGACGAAGAACGTTTGATTCAGTTGATGGAGATTGAAATTGAACAACATATAAATTACATTTAATAAATGACACGAGAAGAGTTGCTCAAATACAGGTTAGATGGATCAAAGTCATTCCCTTTTCATATTAAAGAGCAAGAAATAACAGACAAATATGGAGTGTATTCTACTGGAGTATTTAAATACAAAGGGATGAGTTTGATAATTGCAATAGAAAATGGGTTATGGCATTTATCAGTAAGTGCTAAGTTCCCATTAGGTTATCAGCAGTTGAAAGATGTACGATATAAGTTTTTACCAAATAACATTCAAGTGGCACAAATATTCCCTCCGAGAGAAGAATTTGTGAATTTACATAGTACTTGCTGGCATTTATGGGAGATTAAAGACTAATAATTATGAAACTTACTTTGACAAAACAAGAAGTGCTTCTCATCCAGTTACTTCTTCATATTTATAAAAACGAGTTGCCCGATGACGGAACAGAGAAGCATGAACGTTTTGTCGGGAAGTTGTACAAGAAAATCAAAAGACAAGTTATTAATCAATTAAAGTAATAAAATTATGGAATCGAATATTTCGCGGGATCATATTGCGCTTGAAGCAATGAAGTGCATGATGATGACAGCAAAACGCAGAAGAACTTTATGGAATAGAGTTGTAACACTGTTTTTCCCATCCAAAGAGGTTAGTATTATAAACTACAACTCTGAAAAACAGGCTAAAGCTGCTTACCAGATAGCCGATGCGATGATTAAGGAACGTAGTAAGACAAAGGAGGAATGATTTATGTCAGAAAGAGGAAACAACTTTAACAAGAAAGTTCAGATGCATCTTGCTTGTTCTGGAGATTATCCTATCAAACCTGAAATGTGTTGTATCTATTTCAAAAACGGATTTGCATACGCAAGTGACGGGCATATTTTGGCAAAAAACAGAATTTCAGAAATATCGGGGTTGAAGGAACCTGAGATAACCGCACTTGACGGAAAATTTCTTCACGCTGACTTCTACAAAGATATGCTGAAATACGATAATATTATGATTGCCGAAGATGGCATAGAATGCAGCAAGGATAATGATAAAGTATTCTTTTACTTTTCCACATTTGATAAATATCCTGATGCGGAAAAAGTCTTGCAGGGTGCTTTGAATACGCAGACTACTCCGCTTCCACAAGTGAAGTTTGACATGAAGATTATGCAACGGTTGAATAAAGCTCTTTTTGAAAGCGACAAGTGTGTCGCTACATTTAAGGGTACTAATAAACCTATTGTTTTTGATAGTATGATGGAGGGTGTAAGTAGTGTTGGGTTGCTTATGCCATGTTATAGTGAAGATACGGAGGAATAATATGGAAGAGTTTATTTCAGATTGGTTCATTCCGATGGATTTCGGTAATGATATGCCGGACGAAGAACCTAACGGTGAGGATAATTTCAATTTTGATTGAATAATGTTAGGCGGTATGTGGTATAATGTGAGAATGGCTGTCACACCCTATATGGTTTCCCTAGATGCAGGTTCGATTCCTGTTACCGCTTCATAAATGGCAAGGGTTAGTAAATAATGGTTGTGCCCCGGAGAATACGCTTCGGGGCTTTAATAAAAAAACATGGAAACAAAAGAA